CTTTGCCGCCGCCCGCTCGAGGCGCAGCCGCATCGTCGAGACGACGTGGCCGCCCTCGAGAAACTTTCGCGCGGTGCGGAGGTCGCAGATCGCCTCGGACGCAAGCGCGTACGCGACGATCCGCTGTTGATGTTCGGTGCTTGCCATCGCCCGACGCAACCTGACATCCGTGCGCACGGATGTCAACCTTTCTTTGCGAGGTTTCCGTCCCGGTCCGGGGTGTACGCGCGCGCACGCGCGCACGCGCGTATAGATTTACCCCGGGACGGAAACCTCCTACCCCACCCAAGACCACGTAATCGCTGTCTTTTGTTGCGGTAGGTTTCCGTCCCGAAAGGGGTTTCCGTCCCGGGACGGAAACCTCTCAGAGAGCGCCGTAAATCGTGCGCGGCCGGCCGCCCGTTTTGCCCGCCGCTTCGACGGTCGCCGTGATGGCGTCCCCGGCATTCATTACGGCGAGCTCCGCGACCGTACGTCGACGGTGCATGCGGATCCCGAGCTGCTCGACCGTCAGCCCCGGATGCTCGCGCAACGTCGCGATGGCCAGCGCAACGTTATCCCGATCTTCCTGAGCGAGCTTCGCCGTCGCGAGTGCCCGGCGACGATCGAGGAGCTTGTCGATTGCCGTGACGTGCGTCTTCAGACCCCACTTGACGTCGCCCTCGCCGTGAACGTCGAGGATCGAGAAGACAAGCGGCGCGACGGTCTCGCCGTTCGTTCGCGCCTTCGCGTTGACGAATTCCTTCTCGTCCTCGCCGTCCTCGCCATTGAGGATCCATACGCAGTCGAGCGCCTCGAAGATCGCCGAGCTACCGCGAAGCTTCTCGTGCAGTCGCCCGGCGTCCTCCTTCCCTCGCTTGCGCACGTGATGGATCAGCAGCGCGCGACACGACGTTTCCTCGGAGAGCGACGTCAGGAAATCGATCGCGTCACGGAATCCCGATTTGTTCTCGTCGAGTCCGGCCGCCGCTACACGCAGCGAGTCGATCAGCAGCAGATCTCGCCCCTGCATGATCGCGAACCACTTCGCGCGATCGTCCGGGTGCAGGCGGAGCGCGGGCAGACATGACACCGCGAGCCGTCCCGTGGCTTGAAGCGCAACGAGGTCGATCCCTCTCGCCCGCGCCAGTCTTCGATACCGACGTCGCGTCAGGCGTGTTCCCTGCTCGAGGTCGACGTGCATCACCCTCCGCGGCATGGCACGGAGGCTCCCGAACACGGCCGTTCCTGACGCGAGCGCGAGAAGGAGATCTTGACAGAGCACCGACTTTCCCGAGAAACCGGAGCCGGCGATCATGTGCGGCGCGCCGCCGCCGTCCGTCAGAGCGAGCCGTTTGACGAGGTACGAGAGCGGGCCGTCCTCTTCGAGCATATCCACGAGCGCTGCACCCCCCGGCGGGGCGACGATCGCCTTCGGCGACCTCGACAGCCGCTTTGGCTTCGGGAGCGGCTCCGGCTCGACTGCGGCCATCTTCGCGTCGACGGCCGTCTTGGCGGCGGCCATGATCTCGTTCAGCCCTGTGGGCACTCGCCTCGGCGCGCTCATCGGGGCACCGCCACGACGATATGATGGCCGTACGTCGCGACGTTGCTGCACCAGACCTGGATCTTGCCGCCCGGCTGCACGGTGCTGTTGCCCGTGCACCTCGCGGTGCCCGTGTCGGCCGGGCACCCTCCGCACTTGGGGCATCGCTCTCTTTGGGAATGGGTGAACTCTCGCCCCCCCGTGACGGGTGAGGGGAACGCGAACGCATTGGCCATGGGTGACTCCGGATCGTTGAGGGTTGCCCGCGTGACGGCGGGGCTGGCGTCTGGTGGACGAACGAGGCGATCTCGGAGGTCGTCACACCCAACCTCGTACGCCCGCCAGGCGCCAGCGCGATCCATCAAGCAGAGCCGTGGCCATGCCGTCAAGTTCGCTCCGTTGACCTGAGCGCAATTCGGGATCACTGTAGCCGTGCGACCTCGTAGCGGGCGGAGTGTAGGGCCTGGTTCCCCCCACTCCGCACTCCGCCCACTTCGAGGCCGCAGAGGCCGCAGAGAGAACGGGAGCCATGAGCGACGACGACACGAAGATCCCCATGGGAGTTGTCTTGAAGCTGTACGCCTATCGCGATGCACGACGAGAGGCGCGGGCGACGTTCCTTGCGTGCGCGGAAGCGAGCCGCGTCGGGGATCGCAAGAAGGCGCTGTCGCTCGAGAAGCAGCGCGACGCGAAGAGCCTGGCGATCGGGCGCGCGCGCGTCGACCTCGACGAAGCGATCGGGGCTTGGACGCCATGAACCGAGGCGTTGCGGCGGCGGAGCGAGCGGCGAAGACTCCGATCGGTCGCTGCGGTCGCTGCGGGAAGCTTCGCCCGATCCATCGCGTCGAGATCAAGGGCGAGCTCGGAGGGCCGCGGCACCGCAAATACTGCGCGCTATGCCTTGGCTGGCATGAGACGAAGCGATGAGCGGCGATCCCGTTCTACGCTTCATCGTGCCAGGCCCCCCCGTCCCCTGCGGAAGACCTCGCGTGGTCAACGGGCACGCGTTCACTCCACCGAAGACGGAGGCCTATGAGCAGGCGGCCGGGCTCTGCATCATGCAGGCGATGACGCGGTGCCGCTGGACACTGGGAACGCGCGGCCCCTTCCGTGTCGAGCTCGACGTCTATCGTGCCGCCGAGCGTGGCGACGTCGACAATTACGCGAAGTCGATTCTCGATGCGGCCACACGTGCTCGAGCATGGTCGGACGATGCGAGGGTGACGGAGCTCGAGGTAAGGCTGTTCGTGGATCGCGTGAAGCCGCGCGTTGAGGGGCGGATCCGCGTGGAGGTGGTGCCGGCGGAGGGTATCCGGTCGGGCCACGCAATCGCACTGGACTCGGGGGTCGAGGACTACTCGGCAGGCTGGAGACCCGATCGATGATCTTCCGTTGTCCGACGTGCGGTCACCACACCCTCGACCGCGATCCGGGCGACATTGATTTCGGCGACGTCGCTGCGGCGATCGATCGTTGCATCGAGCTTAGCCGTGAGGGCCTCTCCGCCCGCGAGATTTCCGCAAGGCTCGGGTGGCCAATCGACACCGTCCTGTATGCAATCGCCCTCGACGGAGTGGAAGTGGTGGGGGAGATACACCGGGGACGGACATCTTGAGCGACCCGGCCGAGCCCGCACCCGTGCCCGTCGATCCGCTCGAGCGCTTCAGGCACGAGGGCGATTCGGGCCCCGGCGTCCTCGCGCACCTGGACGCGCTGGAGCGCGCACTTCAGTCGCGCGGCTTCCCGGCGATGTCGACATGGTGGCGAGAGTGCCTGACCGCGTTCTATTCCGGCCGGATCACGTGGCACCAGCTCGTCGTTCGCGTCGGACGTCGAGGCGGGAAAAGCTCGACGCTCTCCCGTATTGGCGTACTCGAGGCGCTCTTCGGCGATCACGTGAAGAGCGAAGGCGATCTCAACGTCGTCGCGATCGTGAGCGTGAGCCGTCCCGAAGCCATGCGCCGGCTCCGTCTGATCCGAGCGATCCTTCGCGCGCTCGGGATCGAGCCGAAGTCGATCGAGCAGGGCGCGGGGCTCGAGCTCGAAGGGCGCGGCGTCGCGTTTATTGTGTTCGCTGCCTCGATTGCGGGCGTCTCCGGCTTCTCGTGCATCTGCGCGATCTGCGACGAGGTCTCGAAATGGAAGGATCTCGACACTGGCGTAAACCCGGCAACGGAGGTGCTCGCGTCGCTCCGTCCGACGCTCGCGGGCCAGGCGAACGCACGGATCTTCTTGTCGAGCTCGGCGACGGGCACGAAGGACGCGCACGCGATTGCCTTCGATCTCGGTGACACGGACTTTCAGATGGTGGCCGGCGCCGTCACTTGGGTTGCCCGGCCATCGCTCACCGAGGCGGAGTGTCGCGCGTTCGAGCCGGACGAAGAGGTGTTCTGGCGCGAGTATGGGTGCATCCCCTTCGATGGCTCGACTGCGGCAATCTTCACGACGCCGATCCTCAAGTCGATCGCGCGCCCGGGACCGCTCCTTCTGCCGCCCGCGCCCGGCACCGCATACTATGCCGCACAGGATCCGGCGAACCGCGGGGGCAACGGCTGGACGCTCGTGATCGCATTCCAGCACGTGATCGGCGACGGGCTCACCAAGGTCACAGTCGCCTATCACTGGCAGTGGCGCGCAAAGAAGGGCGTGCCGCTCGACAGCGACGCAACGCTAGGGGAGATTGCGAAGGTGCTCGAGCAGCATGGGATCCGCGAGCTGTGGAGCGACCAATGGAGCTTCGACGCGCTCGCCGCTCTCGCCCTCCGTCACGGGATCGAGCTTCGCCTCGACGCCGCGACGCAGGCGAGCAATGTCGAGGACTACGACGCGGTTCGGAGGCGCGCGATCGACAAGACGCTCGAGCTCCCCGACGATCCGGTGGTGCGCTCCGATCTGCTCGGCGTAAGCAAGTGGATCGGCAAGGGGGGCGCCTTCTCGATTGAGCTCGAGAAGAGCGGCGGCCGACATTGCGACTTTGCGCCGGCCGTCAAGCTTGCCGTCAAACGAGCCGCTGAGGGCGGCGTCGTGGCCCCATGGATCGGACCGGAGCCGGCGATTCCAGCAAGCGAAATGAGGGAGCTATGGGCGCCGATCTGATCGAGCGACGGCGCCGGGACGACATCCTTCTGCTTGAGAGCTGCTGGAAGCACTATCTCAAGTTGACGCAGACTCAACGCAATCGAATCTCGTTTCTTCTGGATGCGTTACGCCGCAGCCATTCCGGAGAGACATTGGCTTCGCCCATTAGAAAATATTTAAGCCGACTCTCCGTCCTCCTTGCGTCAGGCCTAGACCCGAGCGCGCTGCAGGCCGAGCGCGAAGCGATGAGGCGGGAGGCCGAACGCGCTCGATGGCAACGCGAGGCAGATGACCATCGGAGGCGCATGGCCGAATGGGATGCGGCGAGGCCCCCTGTTTCACGATGCTCGGGATGCGGGGCCGCGTCGCCCATGTGGCTGTGCAGACCATGCCGTGATGAGCTTCTGGGCGACGACGAGTACGCCTGATGCCCGCTGACCTGAACATCGGCCGATTTCTCGTCGTCGTCGGCCTGGCTGCGCCGAGCGTCGTCGCGATCTTCGAGCGTCATCCCGTCAAGCTTCCGCGCGATCCCGACCCGCGCGAGATCCGGGCGCGCGATCGATGGGCGCTCCACCTGACGTGCCACTCGCTCCAAGAGATCCCGATCGACGACGTGATCGAGCGCGTGAAGCTGCGCGTCGCCCAGGGCGTACTCGAGCGTGACTCCACGGTCGCCGTGGACGCGACGCTCTCTGGCGCACTCGCGATTCGCCGTGCGCGCGTGCTCGGCGGTCTCGTGATTCGCGTGAGCGACATCATGCTCGCCGATCAGGGCGTGGACGTGGCGAGCGCGCGCATGATCGCACTAAAGGACGTGGCGGATGCCGCGCGCCATGCCGGCGAGCGCCTCCGCTATTCGGCGCTCATCCCTCGAACCGTGCGCGCCAAGCTCACCGCCGACGCGAGAGAGGGCACGTTTTCGCCCCAAACGCGCGTGCTCGCGATCGGTCTCTGGCATGCGCAGCGGTACGGAGCGAATGAGTTCGTCTCGCGCCGTCCGTCGCCGGAGCTCGCTTCGCAGCAGTGGATCCGAGAGTGCGTCGAGCGTGACGAGGACGCCCGGGATGAGAAGCGGCGCGAGGATCGTGAGTTGCAAGCCCTATTTGGCGATGGTACCTCTTGACACGTGAGCCAAGAGGAAGCGGCGACGGTGGGGACGAGCACTGCACCCGAGCCCGTCAACTTCGGCATTCGCCCCGGCGTCCCCTCTGACCATGCCTTCGTCGTCGACACCTGGGCGCACGGCATCTCCCCGGCCGCGCGCGCCCTCCTCTGTCTCGGCTTCGGCGGACGCGAGGACGGCGGCGAAGATTCGCTCTTCGCGGTCATCAAACGCGGGGCCTATCGCGCGCTCTTGAGGGCCGATCTCCGGATTGCCCATCTCGCCGGAGAGGTCGACGCGATCCTCGGATGGTCGATCCGCAACGGCGCGGGCGGGCGATTCGTGTACGTGAGGCACGGGGTGCGTTCCCAGGGGATCGAAAGGGCGCTGTCGTGAAGCTCGCCTACGCCACTTTCACGGTCGCCGTCCTCAACCCTCGCACGGGGCATCGTGAGAACCATATCCGCGCAGAGGGGGGCGTCGACATCGATCTCGACGTGAAGACGGGTCTCGTCTACCTGCGCAAGGAGCCGGCCGACGAGGAGGCGCATGTCGTCAGCGCGTCTTGCCTGTGCGACAGTAAGACCCTCAAGACCCCCACGACCAAAGGAAAGAAGCCATGACCGAGCCCCTCTCGAGAGACCAGCCCAGTGACCGCGACTACACAAGGGCGCTGCGCGCCGAGATCCGTCGACTCGAGGACGCCTACGAGCCCGCGGTCAAGGTCGAGGCTGCCAAAAAGGCGATCACGGATCGCCTCGAGAAGTTCCCCGACGAGAAGGAGGCATTCGCGACCTTCCAGGTCAGCGGAGAGGCGCGGCTCCGTGGGATTCGCACCGCAGAGGGAAAGATCTCCTTTGAAAGAGTCGGTCCGGCAGCCGAAGCGGAGATGCCCGATCTCGCGCCAGCGCGCTTCAAGTCGAGTCACCCGGCCGCGAAGTAGATGACCGCGTCGGAGCTCCAGGCGCTCCTTCTCGCGCTTCGTGAGAAGGGGGCGACGAAGATCTCGATCGAGATCTTCGCGAACGTTGGGGATCCGCGCGCGCCCGCGCCGCACCTGCTTGTCGAGTTTGGCCCACAGCCCGAATTGAAGCCCGCAACCCTCGCGACGAGAGAGCCCGCGACAGAGCCGAGTGCGGAGGAAGTGGAGCGCGCCGATGACGGGCTCCTCTATGCCAGCGTCTCTTAGTTGGGTCTTGCACGACGGATAGAGCCCGAAGAGAGCCCGGTCGCGCAGGACTCGCGCTGGTGGCTCAGGGAGCGCGAGGACGATCGCGCGTCGATTCTCGAGTCGACGGCCGAAGAGATCTGGAAGCAGCTCGCGAACATTCGCCAGGAAATGTTCCGCTACGGCAACCTCTACGAAAACATGCCAATGGCGTGGATGTCGTCGAGGGTGCTGCGCCGTCGCTCCGTCTCCGCCGCGCTCGCCCCCAAGCTCTCGCTGAACGTGTGCAAGAGCGTCGTCGACACCTACGGCGCGCTCATCACGAAGGACAAGCCCAAGGTCTCCTTCGTCACCGACCGGGGCGACTGGTGCCTACAGCGCAAGGCGAAGCTGCTCGAGCGCTTCACGCACGGCATCATGGTGGCGGCCGACCTCTACGGACTCGCGCCGCAGATCGTCGCCGATTCGGCCAAGTTTCCCTTCGGCGTGGTGAAGATCTACGCCGAGGAGAACGCGACCGGAAAGAAGAAGGGGAAGGACGCGCAGCCGAAGATCCGGATCGATCGCGTACTGCCGTGGGAGCTACTGGTCGATGAGTTCGACGCGATCTATGGCAACCCGCGGAGCTGGTACCACCTTCGCTACGTCGATCGACTCGCGCTCATGGCGGAGTACCCGAAGCTCGTGAACGACATCAAGACGGCGAGCGGCGTCGGTTTCTCGGATGCCTCGGAAGGCGCCGTGTCCGTGGAGGGCTCCGACATCGTCGTTGTGATCGAGGCGTGGCGGCTCGCGCGCTACGAGGGAGGGACGGACGGGCGGCACACGGTCATCTGCGGCGAGGTCGTGCTCGTCGACGAGGTCTATTCGCACGCGTTCTCGCCCTTCGTAGTGCTGCATCGTCAGACGCCGACGACTGGAATCTATGGGCTCTCTCTTTTGAAGGAGCTCGCGCCGATTCAGCTCGCGATCAACCGGATCCTTCGCGACATCCAGCGCGCGTACCAGCTGATCGTCGGTCACTGGATGGTCGAGAACGGCAGCTCGGTCAACACGGGCTCGATCGACGATCGTATCGGCTCGATCCTTCGCTACAGCGGCACGCCTCCGACCTACAACGCGCCGCAACCCGTCAACGGGAGCGCGCAGGAATGGCTCGAGTACCTGGTGTCGTCGGCCTATGCGCTGATCGGCATTTCCCAGATGGCTTCGCAGAGCGAGAAGCCGGCCGGGCTCAACTCGGGCAAAGCGATCAACGCCTACGCCGACGTGCAGAGCCAGCGCTTCGAGCCCAGCTACAACCTTTACCAGAGCTGGTTTCTGCAGTGCGCGCGCCAGATCCTTGCGGTCGCGCGCGACATCTCCGATGCGCACCCCGGCTTTGAGGTGAAGGCGATCGGCAAGGCATCGATGTCGATCATCAAGAGCTCGGACGCGCTCCTTGATGACAGCGAGTTCGAGCTCCAGCTTTTCGCGACAAACGCCTTCGCCGACGAGCCCGCCGCGAGACTTCAGCAGGTGCAGGACATGCTCGCCGCGGGCCTGCTCGATCCGTCGAGCGCGAAGCGGCTCCTCGATATGCCCGACCTCGACACGGAAGCGGACAATGAGAACGCCTCCTACAATCTCGCAATGAACATGATCGAGCGCATGCTCGACAAGGGCGAGTTTGTGGCGCCGGAGCCGTTCATGCAGATCGGCGATCTCCCCGACGGCGGCCCCGGCGCGCGCTCGCTCTGTCAGCGCGAGTATCTCAAGGCGAAGCTCGGCGGCGCTCCCGAGGATCGGCTCAAGCTCCTTCGCACGTGGATGGTGCGCTGCAACGCGCTCCTTCGGCCTCCGCCGCCCCCCGTCGATCCGCGCCTCGCCGCGCAGCCCGGTCAGGCCGGCAACGCCGCCACGGGCGGCGCTCCCCTTCTCGCTCCTCCCCCTCCGCCGCAAACCCCTTCGCCCCCTTCACCCGTGCAACAGGAAGCCGCATGAACGTCGCATCTCTCCCGCCCCCCGCAAACCCCACCGCAAACCCCAGCACGTCGAACCTCGTCGTCACCCCTTCGGCCGGCGCCGCGGGCTCGACGAGCACGCAAGGCGAGTCGCTCCAAGTGAAGGCGGCGCCGGCGGGACTCCAGATGGATCCCGCAAAGGTCGCCACACCTGCGAAGGTCGAGGCGCCCAAGGTCGAGACCCCGAAGGTCGATCCGCTCGCCGCTGCAAAGGCCGTGGCTGCCGCGAAGAGGGGCGCGGTCCGCTACCGAGAACAAGCCGCAAGGCAGATCGCGCAGACGGAGTCGCGCGCGAGCCAGACGGCCGCGCAGCTCGCCATTCGCGACGCGGAGGCGAAGTCGGCCCAGGCGCAACTCGACGCAATCAAGAAGGATCCGCTTGCCGCACTGAAGACGCTCGGGATCTCGAAGGAGGATCTCTACAGATCCGCCGTCCTCGACGGCACGCCGGAAGCGCAGCTCGCGCAGCTCCGCAAGGAGGTGCAGGAAGAGCGTGAGGCGCTCCGAAAGGACCGCGAGACCGAGAGGGCCGCGCGCGACAAGCAGGCCCTTAGTGAGCGCGTGGCGAACGCGGAGAAGGCCTACTTGGCCGATGCCAGGGATCCCGCTGCATACCCTCACATTCAGGGGCTGCCCGACCATGTACTGCTGCTCGTAACGAAGGACATGCTCGACAACGCTCGCAAGCGCGGCGTGAATGTGTCAGGATTCACGCATCCGGAACTACTTGGCGCAGTCGACAAGTACTTCGAGAGCCACAAGAAAACGGCCGAGACCCCGAGCGCAGCCGCGCCCCCTGGTGCGAAAGAAAGCGGAAACCAGGCACCGCCCCGAACTGTCACGAACGACCTTGCGAGCTCCTCATTCTCCCGCGCAGGCAAAGCACCGAGCGCCGCGCAGGACGACTGGGGAAATCGAAAGCATCTCGCAGCCATGATCAAGGGTCGATTCACGAGGAGCGCGTAGCCGCTCGACAGCTTCGCGGGGCAGCCAAGGGCTCGCTCCGGTCGATCGAAATAATTCGCACGCCTGGACGCCGGGCCCGCCAATTCCGCGGAGCCTCCCATGGGCGTTTTCTATTTTGACCAGACCAGCGCATCGGCGATCACGAAGGAGCGGTACACGAAGGACTACGTCGAAATGCTGGTGTTCAAGTCACCCGCATTCGCGATGATGCCGAAGAAGACGGACTACGGGGGCCAGTCCTTCATCGGCGCGACCGGCTACGCGCCGCCCGCATCGACGTCGCCGAGCGATGCGACCGCGTTCACGACCGGAGGTCCGAGCCAGTACAGCCAGTGGAATTGCCCATGGGTGCAGCTATTCGGGTCCGCGAACGTCACCGGCTTCGCGATCGACGCGACGAAGGGCGACGAGAACGCGATCGTAGACGTGATCGTTCGCGAGTCAGACAACGCCTACGAGTCGCTTGGGCAGGATCTAGGATACGGGATCTGGAGCAACGGCGGCGGCGCGCGTGGCAAGCTGTCTGCGGGGACTGTCGCGGGAACGGGGCCATTCACGCTCCTGAACCCCAACGACATCGTGAAGTTCATGGCGGGGATGATCGTCAACGCCGCCACGACGGACGGCACGAGCGGAGCGGTGGAGACCGGCTCGGCCATCATCCAATCCGTCGACGTCAACGCGGGCACGTTCACGACGACCGCGAACTTGTCGACGGGGATCCCCACCGTGTCGAACACTGACTTCCTGTTCTCTCAGGGATCGTTCGGCGCGACGATGAAGGGCGTCCCGGCCTGGATCCCCGACGTCAATCACAGGCCGACGGGCGGCGACAGCTTCAACGGCGTTAACCGTTTCAACACCGACCCCGCACGGCTCGCAGGCATCTACTACAACGGCGGCGGCGGACCGAAGGAGGAGTCGCTCTTTCAGGCGATGATCCTCTCGAACCGGCTTGGCGGAAAGCCGGACAGGTGCTTCTTGAACCCGGTCGACTATTCCGACGTGGTCAAAGGGCTTCAGTCGCGCTCGATCTACGCGATCACGGGGACCGCGTTCGGAAGCCCCACGATCGGATTCGACGGCGTCAAGGTGGTTACGCCGGGCGGCACGCTGGAGATCTACGAGGATCCCTTTGTGCCGAGCGGCGACGGCTACCTCCTGCAAATGAACACGTGGCTCATTCCGAGCATGGGCCCGGTCCCCAAGGTGCTTGACGAGGTCGACGGGATCACCTGGCTTCGCCAGGCCGGTCTCGACGCATATCAGATGCGCATCGGGGCGCGCTTCACCACCTACTGCAAGTCGCCGGGGTCCAACGCCGTCGTGACGTTCTAGGAGGCCACCATGGATCGCATGATCGGCATCACGGCAAAAACGCAGGTCCGCTATCCGGTGGACCTGTCGTTCATCATTCTCCCAAACGGCGCCGGCACTCCGACGCTTGGCGAGGGCGACCCCAACGCCAGCTACATCACGGGGCTGACACGCACGGGCACGGGCGTCTACACCTTCGTGACGAAGGACCCCTTCGTCGCGCTCAACAACTCGGACGCGTCGGTCACACTCGCCGCTCCAGCGGGCCAGTGGAGCGCGATGCTCGGCGCCGTCAAAAACGCGAACGGGACCTTTACGTTCACGCTCTCGATCTTCAACGGCGCCGCTGCCGCCGACATCGCCGCAAACGCCGCGAGCTACATCTCCGTGTGGCTCCGATTTCGCAACTCCAACCTCGTGCCGTAGGAGGCGACCATGGCGAATCCCAAAAGCGCAATCGTCGCCCTTCTCGGCAAGGACCCCGACGCCGGCGTTGGCGACGACGGAAGCGGGGACACTGAGCCCGGCCCCGAGGACATGCACAAGGCGAAACTGGACGCCGCGCGCGTGATCCTTGAGGCCATTCGCGCCGACGACGCCGAGCAGCTCGTCGACGCGCTCGGCACGTTCTGCGACAACCACGAAGCGATGCCCGACGACGACGGAGCCGGGGGCGAGACCACGAGGGGTTAGCGCATGTACGCCGTCACGCTCGCGTCGCTCATTCAGAGCGTGAGGCAGCGCTCCAATCTCGAGGGCGCGACGGCGTTCATTCCCGACACCGAGATCATCGACTACGTCAACAAGGGCCTTTCCAAGTGGTACGACCTGGTGGTCGGGTCCACATGGGGAGGCCAGTACTACCGCACCGCGTGGCCCATCACGACCGCGAGCGGCGTCGCGAGCTACGGGCTGCCGCAGAATATGAAGGCCGTCATCTCGGTCGACGTGCTCTTGAGTGGCGGCATCCAGTGCAACGCGTACGCGTACCAGGAAGAGCAGCGCAATTGGTTCAAGCTCGCGCAGCTCTTCGGCTGGACCTACAACCAGCCCGTCTACTACCAGCTCCAGGGCGCCAATATCGTCTTTGCGCCCGTGCCGCAGGGAGCGTTTGCCGCGACGGTCAACTATGTGCCGGTCGCCCCGATCCTCTCCAACTCGACGGACACGCTCGACTCGATCGACGGATGGGAGGAGTTCATCATCCTCGACGCCGCGATCAAGTGCGCGCTCAAGGAGGCGGAGCTCGACGTGATCGGAGAGCTCCGCTCGAGCAAGACGGAGGAGGAGGCGCGCATCCGGGCGAACGCTCCGCAGCGCGACATGAATCAGACGGAAGCGGTGCACGAAACCGGGCGCTGGGGTTGGGAGGACTGACCCCGTGACACGCACCATCAATGCCCCCGTCGCTCTCGGCGCGCCACTGCCAGGGCGAATCCAGAATGCCCCCTTCGGCTCAACCAACGTCGCGGCTGGCGCACGCGCCGTACCGCGTCCCATCATCGCACAGCCGGGCCCGGCGTTCGCACTCGCGCAGACGGACGATCGCCAGGTAAACGAGCTCCAGCAGAACGCCCGCAGGGCCGGGGCGCAGGCTCGCGCCAATCCCATGGCGAACGGCAGGCTGCTCGAGGGGATCGTCCTCGTGAACGGAACCACTACGATCAGCCACGGACTCGGCCGGCCGATCCGCGGCATGATCATGTGCGCGATGAGCGCGGAGGCCCTGTGGGCCTTTTCCAAGGGCCTGACGCCGGCACAGAACTTCGTCATCTCCGCGAACAGCGGAACGACGGTCGACATCTGGGTCTACGCGTGAATCTACGGCGTGCAGCAGAGCCGCATCGTCTCGCCGACGATACTGGCGACGACGCATGCCGATGTCGTGCCCGTCCAGTCGAAGGGTCCGTTTGTGCAGGTCCACGCCGCGCGCGCGAGCCCGTCGCCGGGGACAAGATAGTTTGCTCCCGCGTCCGCACATTCGGGATCGAGCGCGGGCGTCGGGGCGCACGCCTCAGCAAGATCCTCGCGGGCAGTGGCCTTCGATTCGGGCCCGGGGTCGGCGATACACGAGCAGAGCAAGGCGGCGGTGAGCAGCGATCCGATGGTTCCCATTTTGTAACTCCTCCAGTCACCAAGTCTGGACTTGCGCGCGCTGGAGTCAACTGATGGGCCAAACGACGGTGCTTCAGCTCCCTTTTGCTGGCGGGCTCGATCAGAAGGCCGCGAAATATTACCTCGATCCGGAATCGAAGCTCGCCACCATCACCGACGGCAACTTCGTCAAGACGGGCGCGGTCGACAAGCGGCAGGGGATCTCGCATCTCACCTCGGTGTCGGCGACTGGCGGCAAGCTGTCGTCGTGGAGCAAGTCGGAGCTTACGGTCGCGACTCCGCAGGGGCTCTACTCCTATTCGGGAGCGCTGAATGCGCTCGTTGGCGCTGGCCCACTGCCCCCATGCCGCGCGATTCGGCGCCCCCTCCTGGCGGCCTCGCCCGCACTCGGAACGACATTTCCGAGCACCGCGGCTCAGAGTCCGAACCTCTGCGACATCCCCCTCGGCACGTCAACGCTCCGCCTCGCGGTCTATCAGGGAGCGCTCACGTCAACGGGCAAGTCGACGATCTATGCGAGCGTCTCCGACGCGACCACCGGCGAGTTGGTCCTCCCTCCGAGCCTGCTCTACGTCGGTGCCGGCGCCCCCGGACGACTCACGGGCGCGGTGGTCGTCCAGGCGTTCTACCAGCCGACCGCGACGTCCGGGCAGCAGGTCACGATCGCCTATGCGGATATGGCTCAGCTCGCGCTCTATGCGCGCAACTACAACCCGGCCACGAACGTGATCAGCGCGCAGACGACGATCCTCGCGGCAGGCGGATTCACGATACAAGCGCTCGATCTCGTCCCCTACACGGGCGATCCGAGCGGCGGCTCGCTGCTCCTCTACTCGGACAATGGATCGCGTGTCGTCTACAAATACCTCTCGTCGGCGTTCGGGACGATCACGAGCGCTGTGATCGACACGGCGCCCGGCGGCCAATTCGTCGCCGGGGACATGTACGCGCTGGGGGTCTACGGCGATTCCGTTTGGTTCATCTACGCGTTCGCCAACTCAACAACGACGTGGCACGCGAAGTGGACGAACTATTCCGCGGATCACCTGTTCCTGTTCGTTGGCAGCAGCAGCATTGCGAATTTCGCGGGGGGGAACGCCTTCAAGCTGATCCCTCCCGTGGGTATGGGCTCGAAGCTCGCCTTCACCGGATTCGTTCAGGATACGGCGCTCACGGCGCCGAGCGTTCCCGGTCCAGGCACGACGAGCATCCACTCGTTCAGCGGCCAGTGGCAGACGCTCTCCGCCGCGACCACTGGCGCCGTCGACCAGGGGAATTGGCCGCTGGGCCTGAGCCCGGTGTCGCGAGGATTCGTGACGGGCGGCACGCTCTACCAGCCCGCAGAGCTAGCGCTGTGCGGCGCCAACGCGATCGGGACGGCGCTCGCTGGATCCGGCGTGATCTCGATCGAATCCCAGCAAGGCACGCTCTTCCTACTGCAGCTCCAGTCCAATACATCGCTGCTCTCCCGTATGCTCCCCGTCGCCACCATCGCCCCGCGACAAAAGCTGATCGGCGCGCAGCCCATCTTTCCGTTGACGAGCACCTTCCCCGAGCCGAGCACTCCGCTCCCCAGCGGCCAGCCCGGAGCTACGAGGCAAGCGGTCGCGCTTCGCGTGGCCGGTGTCGACACGGCGGCAGAGTCGGGCACGATCGCCTCAACGTGGGCGAACGACTTCTACTTCGACACGGGCTCGCAGGCCCTCCTCTATCAGGCGAACGAGCTGGGCCAGGAGCTTCACCTATCGAGCGCGACCCCGTTCGTGTTCGACGGTGGCCTCGCGCTCGAGGACTCGTTCGCCTATTACCCTGAGTTTTCGTACGCCTCGCAGAGCGGATCCGGGTCGACGCTCACGGGCACGTATACCTATGCAGTGGTCTACACGTACGTCGACGCGTCCGGCCTCCTGCATCGGAGCGTGCCGGCGTTCACGAACGCGGTCACGCTGAGCGGCGCACAGAATCCGGTGTGCAACATCCTCTCTCTCTCGATGACGTGGCGCGATCTGGCGGTCACGGGCCAGTCATTCCCCACGGTCCCGCAAGGCGCCGTCTACGCGGAGATCTACCGGACGCTCTCGACGCCCGCGACGCCCGTCTTCTACTTCGTCGATCGCGTTTCCGTCTCGAACACCAACGCGTTCCCCTGCGTACCCTACATCGCATACGTGGACACGACGCCGGACAGCGCGATCTCGGTCGCGTCGCAGCTCTACACAACGGGCGGCGTGCTCGACAATCCGTGCCCGCCCGCGCTCGCGATGCAGTGCGTCCACAAGGGGCGCCTCTGGGCGATCGACGAGACCTTGCGGACGATCTGGTTCACACAAACCTTCTCGTCGGGGCTCGCTCCCACGTGGAACGAGCTTATGACGATCCAGCTTCCCGACGGCGGGGACATCACTGCGATCGCCGAGCTCGACGACAAGCTCATCGTCTTCAAGGCTGGATCCATTTGGGTGGTCTACGGCGGGGACGGACTCTCGATCACGGGGACCGGGTCGGACATCACGAACCCGCAGAGGATCGCGAGCGACGTCGGCGCCGTTGATTGGCGGAGCGTCGTGCTGATGCCCGAGGGGCTCATGTTTCTCGCGGCGAACGGCATCTATCTGCTCGATCGCTCGCTCGCGGTCACGTGGATCGGGAAGGAGGTAACCGACTCGCTTGCGCAGTTCCCGACCGTCGTGGGCGCCACGCTCATCCCGACGGCAACGCAAGTGCGGTTTACGTGCGTGGGGGCCGGGGGCTCGGCCGCGCTGGTTTTCGACTATGAGCTGAAGTGGTGGACGGTGCACACTTACCCGCGGCTTTCGGCGCCGCTGGCAAGCTCGAGCCTCGCGCAAAGCGGTGCGTACTCGCTCCTCTCCACGGACGGGCAGCTCTGGCAAGAAGGCTCGACGTTCTTCGATCAGGACAGCACGGGAACGCCGCACTTCGTTCCGACAGTCATCACAACCGCGGCACTCAAGCTTCAGGGCGTCCAGGGCTATCAGCGGTGCCGCCGCGCGCTTCTGAGCTTCGCGGAGCAGGACGATTGCGGGCTCTCGATTGGGCTCGCGGTCAATTACCAGCCGACGATCGTCCAGACCGGGATCTACTCCGCCGCCCAGGTCGACGTGCTGCCCCCCGGCGTCCCTGTGGATATGCACCTCGCGGGGGCCTACAATAAGGGCATGGCCGTGCAGTTCACTTTCTCCGACTCGCAAGGACCTGGCGCGATCACCGGTCAGGGCGCGCGCTTCGCGAGCTATGCCGTCGAGCTCGACGCGATCGGCGGTCGCTATCGCCAGGTGCCGCCGCAAGGGAGGTCGTAGTGGCTGGATCCTTCGTGAGTCCGACCGGATCCGGTGTCGTCGTTGGCAATGGATCCAACGGTGAAGTCGGCTATCAGCAGAATCCGGTCACGGGTGCGTGGTCCGTCGTCCAGACGCCCGACGGCCCCGCCCTCGACGCGAACGGCAACGTCACGGCGGCCGGTCTCGCAGCCGGACTCTTCCCGCCCGGCACGAAGGTCGGCCAAAATTCGGCCACGGGCGGGGTTGGCCTCAACGGGCCCACCGGTGGCGGCATCGGCTTCTCGGGTGAGCCGACGATCACGTACACGCCGGGCAAGCCCGCGGTCGCAACGGCGGCGGCCAACTCCGCAACGCCAGGCGCGCCCACCCCGACGAGCGCAGGGACGGGCGCTCCGGCAGCGGCCTCGACCGGAGACCCATTTACGGGCACGCCGGCCGCGCTCACGCCGGGCGGCGTCGATGGCGGCTTCGGGATCTACAGCGCGGGACCCACAGTCCCCGTCCCTGACCAGCTCGCTTTCGAGCAGCAGATCGCCAATGCGGGCGGTCTCGCGAAGGCCTACGGGCAAGACGCTGGCGCGGCGCTGGGTCGAGCGGCCCCGCAGATCGCCGGACTCACCAATTACGACCGCTCGATGGGGGCCTTGGGCGCCCAGTACGGAGCCCTCGCACAGAACGACCCGCTCGCTCAGGGCGAGTACGCGCAGGCGCTCGGGCAAGACATCAACTCACAGACGTCGATGGCCCGCTCGGCCACGGGCGGCGCGATCGGGCAGGCCGGCGCGGAGCGCGCCGCGCTCGCCAATTCGGCCGGGCTCGCAGCAGGGCAGGCGGGCAACGCGGGCCTTCTGCAAGGGCAGCTTCAGGGGCAATTCCTCACCGATCAGGGGCAGGCATACAGTCAGCGCGAGGCGGCGAACGCGCAGCAGGCCGGGCTCAATGAGCAGCAGGTCGGGCAGAACTACGGCCTCGCCCAGTCCCTCTACGGTCTGCAAAACAACTCGAGCCAGGGCGAGCTTGCGGGCCTCTCGGCCTACACGAATGCGCAGAACCAGAGCGCCCAGAGCCAGATCGCGAGCAACCAGCTTGAGGCGGCAGTGAGCGGACAGCTCCTCAACACCGCGATCGGCGCGGGTGCGGGCATTGCGGGCATTGCCGGTCAGGGCTTCAACGGATCGGGCAGCTATACGAGCCCCGCCACAACCGACACCGGCGTGCCGACGGACGCGGGCACGACGGCGCCTGCGCCGACCACGGGCGCGCTTGCCGGCGCGCCGACGCCCGATCCGGGCGGGGGTCTTGCGCTCTCCGCCCCGCAAAGCCTTACGGGATCAGGGATCCAGCTCAACGGAACGGGCGCATTCAATTCTGACGAGAACGTCAATTCTGACGAGAACGCCAAGATCCCGATCGGCGACCTCGGCTCGAACGGGCTCCCTCCCCTCCTCAGCCCGGATCAGCAGACGCCCGCGCAGCAGGTGCAGGCGCAGGCAAACCAGGGTCTCGCCGCGAACTATGCGCCGAAGCCCGTACAGGGGCCGCAGCCGCAGAACGATCCGGGGCTCAGTACGCTCGCGTCCGTGCTCGGCGGCGTCTCGGGTCTCGCGGGCCCCGGTGGCTCGCTCTTCGGCGCCGCGCTCGGCGCTGGCAATGCGGGATTCAACTCCGATGAGAACGCGAAGCACGAGGAAGGCGACGCGCCGAAGCTCGCGGATGTTTTCCTGCACAGCCTCGATCCGAAGTCGTACGCGTACAGGTCGCCGAAGGATGAGCCTGTTCCGAATCCGCACGGCGGAGAGTATCTGGGCGTCATGGCACAGGATCTCGAGCGCGTGCCTGACATCGGCCCGCAGCTCGTCTCGCAGCAGCCCGGCCAGTACAAGCGCGTGAACACGGGCGCGGCCATCTCCGCGCTGCTCGCGGGTATGGGGCGGCTCAACCAGAAATATGAGGAGCTCCGTCGTGGCTAGCCCCTACGCCTCGCCCACGGACGCTCTTCTTGGGCCGCAGATCGACCCCGACGCAGTACAGAACGCGCTCGCCGCATACTACGCGCCGCAACCGGCCCCGATGGCCCACGGCGCCGCAGCCGGGCCGTCGCCTGCCGATCTTACTGCGTACGCCGCGGAGAGCGGAGGAGGAGGGGCGTTGCCCGCTGCGCCTCCGCCGCTCGCGCCCCCGATCCCTGCGCCCCCTTCGCCGCAGGGAAACCTCCCCGCATATGCGGCGTCGCTCCGCGCGCTGCCGCAGGCCGCGCCGCCGCCCGCATCCGGTGACATCGTACGGTTCGCGCCCAACGCTGGCGACGCGCTTCCAGCGATCCCGCAAGCGCGGACGGTTCACGTGCCCGCGAGTAACACGCCACTGGCCGATCCGAAGCTCATCGCTCAGATCGACGCGAACGCGCAGCGTCAGGCGGGCGCGGTCGATCAGGAAGCGGACGCCGCGAGGCAAGTGGCGAGCGCGGAGGCCGGCGTGTCGTCGGCGAGCGCGGCCGGCAAGGAGGCGGAGGCGACCGAGCTTGATCGGCAGGCGGAGGAGGCGAAGACCGCGGCAGCGAAGCGTGAGGATCTCTCGCGTGCGCGCCTCGATCAGATCGACGCGGCCTCCAAGAATCTCGCCGATCAGAAGATCGACCCGGACCGCTACTGGTCCTCGCGCTCGACCGCTTCGAAGGTGAGCTACGGCATCGCGGCGATTCTTGGCGGCTTTCTCGCGGGAGCGAAGGGCGGCGCCAATTCGGGAATCGAGATGCTCAACACGGCAATCGATCGCGACATCGCGGCGCAGAGGCAAGAGCTCGAGACGAAGAAGGACCGCGTCGCCGACATGAACTCGCTCTATGCGCGCGCCTATCAGGCGACCGGCGATCACGAGGAAGCGGATCGGCTCGCACGTGGCGTGCTTCTCGAGGGGATGAAGGCGAAGACGATGGCTCTCGCCGAGACGGCGGGCACGCCGGTCGCGCTCGCGAAGGGCGACGAGCTCTCCGCGAAGCTGCAAGAGGAGAAAGAGAAGGTCGTGCGCGGCGGCCTCGAAGACGACGTGAAGCTCCACAAGTATTCGCCCGGCGGCGATGTCACAGTCGGCGGCGGCGCTCCCGTCCCGAAGGAAGACGTCGCGCGCGCCGTCAACGTCGCGGGCGAGACGTACCTCGCGCCCGACAAGGAGGCGGCGGCGAAGCTTCGCCCCGAGATCGCGGCCTACACGAACGCGGATCGGATGCTCAAGCGCGCACAGGAACTCCGCCAGGATCCGAACTGGAGCCCGTTCACGCCAGGCAATCCGCAACAGCGCGATCTCGAGGACATCGCCGCCCGGTTGCCGCTCGCGATCCATGCGGACGGCGTACGGCTCCAACCGGAGATCATCTCGCGTCTCGAGCAGACGACGAAAAACATCGCATCGTCTCGGCTCAACCCGGGCGCGTGGGGGATTGACGCCGCGCTCGCCGCGCATCGCCGGATGCTGCAAGACGAGCTCGGGACCACGCTCGCCGCACAGCCGCTCGAGCACGTCAAACGCGGCGTCGCCGCCAACCCCACGACGGGCGGAATCATGCGCACGCAAGCGGACACGGGCCGCGACTTTATCCCCGCGAAGACGGGGCGAGGGGCGCCGCCGCCGAGCTTCACGCCCATCCAATGAAGCTCTATGACGACAAGGGGCAGCCGATCGAAGTGCCGGTCGATCAGGCGGCCGAGGCGCTTGCGTCGGGCAAGTATGGGCTCCCGAAGGGCGCGCGTGTCCCGGTCAAGCTTGAGGACGGTCAGGCGGGCACGGTCGCCGCCGAAGATCTTCAGTCAACGCTCGAAGGAGGCGCGAAGATCCTTTCGCCCGAAGAGCACGCCGCCGCGGTGCAGCAGGCGAAGTACGGCGGGGCTGGCAGCCAGGCCGTAGCGGGGCTTGCCGGCGCGGCACGAGGGGCGTCGCTCGGCACATCAGACATCGCGGCCCGAGCGCTCGGGGGCACAGACACCGCCGACTACCTCCGCAACATTCAGGAGGCTAACCCCATCACCAGCGGCGTCGGCGAACTCGCCGGGGCGGTCGCCCCGGCCTTGCTCACGGAAGGCGGCAGCGCGGCCGAAGAGTCGCCCGGCATCATCTCCACGCTCGGCAGGGCGGTCGCCGCGCCCGGGCGCGCTATAGAGGCGGCTGGCGGCCTTGGTGAGGCTCTCGCGAGCGGCATCCTCCCCGAGGAGGCCACATCGCTCGCGGGCCGGCTCGGGAGCGCAGCGGCAAAGGGGGCGGCTCGTGCTGGCGCGGAGGGAGCGGTCTACGGCGCGGGGGACTACGCGAGCGAGCAAGCGCTGTCGCAAAATCCCGACCTTGACGGCGAGAAGTTCCTCTCGGCAATCGGACACGGCGCGCTCCTTGGCGCGGCAACGGGGGGGCTGCTCAGCGGCACGGGGCAGGCGGGCCGTGAGGTGCTCGGCGCCGTCTCGCCGCACCTTCGGGGGCTCGCCGAAGAGCAGGCGGCGCACTTCGTGGGCGGTACGCAGAAGTTCGCGCGCGAGGCGGAGCACGTCGAAGGCGGCGCGAAGGCGATCGGGCGGGATCTGCTCGACGCGGGGCTCGTTCAGGCCGGGCAGACGATCGAGGACGCGGCACCGAAGATCGCGGCGGCGCGTGAGGACGCGGGCAAGGCGGTCGAGTCGATGCGCGCGGACGCGGACGCGAAGGGCTTTGAGGGGCCGAAAGTCGGCACGATCTTGAGCACGATCGACGAGAAGATCCGCCCGGATCTCGACCTGCTGCCGTCACTCAATAAGCCCGCGATCGAGCGCGTCGAGGCGCTGCAGGACGATATCCGCAGGATTGCCGGGCAGCCGACGCGCGCAGAGGCAGCCGCGGAAGGGCTCGGCGAGCTCCCTCCGATCCCCGACGACGCGCGCCTTGGCTTTCAACAAGCGGCCGAGATTCGTAAGCGGATCGACGCAGAGGCGAAGTGGGCGAGCAACCCGCTCGCGCCCGTGCCCGAGCTCGCGAAGGCGATGCGCACGATGCGAGGCGCGATCGAGGATGAGATCGAGCGCGCGGGCGACGAGGCGAGCAAGAGGATCGGTGGCACGTTTCTCGAGGACTACACGAAGGCGAAGGTTCGCTTTCAGCGCCTGGCCGTCGCCGACGACGCGGCGCAGGCCGCGGTCGCGAAGCGCACGGCATCGGGCCTGCCGGGCGCGCTGGACACGCTCGGCGCCGTCGCGGGCATTGCGAGCGGTCACCCGCTTGTCGGAGCGGCAAGTCTTGCGTCGAGCTATGCGCGCAAGCAGGTGCGCGAGCGCGGAGCGGCAACAGCCGCCGCGTGGCTCGACAAGCTAGGCGCTCTCGGCGGGGTCGAGCGCGCGACGGGCGCGGTCGACCGGCAGATCTCGCGCGGCGTGGCGCGCGCTACAGGGGATGAGGGGATCGCCAAGGTGCGTATGCGCGCTCCCGTCGAGGGGGGCTTCGAGGGGATGAGGAAGAGCGTCGAAGAGGCGGTCGCGCACAGCGACGAGCACATGCGCGCGATCGATGCCGCTGCAGGGCCCATCGCTCAGCACTCTCCGAAGGTCGCCGCCGCGTTCCAGAAGGCGGCGGTACGCGCGACGCTGTATCTCGCGAACCAGCTCCCGAAGACGCCGCCCGAAGAGCATGGGCTCGCGCACGATCACGAGGTCCTCGCCGTCTCCGACTACGAAAAGGATCGGTTCGAGCACATCTACCAGGCCGTCCACGATCCGCCCTCGGTCCTCTCGCGCGTAGAGGAGGGCACGGTCACACCCGACGAGGTCGACGCGATCGAGGCGACGGCGCCGGAGACGTATGCGAGCATGTGCACGCAGCTAAAGGACGCGCTCGCGAGCTCGAGAGCGGATCTGCCCTATGATCGACTCCTCGCGATCTCGACATTCCTGAAGGAGCCCGTCGACCCCACCATGACCCCCGTATTCGTCGCGACGATGCAGGCGCAGGCGAGCGCAAAGAAGGGTGGGTCGCCGCAGGGACAGACGAAGCGCGGCGGCCACGCGAAGGCTGCTAACCTGCACTTGGCCGATACGACGAAGCTCACCACGCAAGGACCCCACTCATGAGCGATCAGTTCCCGCTTGCCGCCCGGCGCTACTTCTACCAGTCGCCACCGCGCTCGAACCAGAACACGAAGACTGTGGGCAGCGTTGTGACGCTCGCGACGAGCGCCGTCGCGATCTCCGTCAATCTCGCGCTCCTGCTTGCCCAGGTATTCAACCAGACCGACGCGAACTCGCGGCAGCCTGCCGGCGTGCTCGGCAACGACGGAAATTTTCTATCGATCTTCGCCGACACCACCGACATCGGGCTCATCTTCGGCGAGACACAGGCGCTCGTGACCGGAGCGAACGCGCCCGTCCTCGCGACCGTCGACACGGTAAACGGGTCCGGCGTCGTTACCGCGGTCGCCGGGGTCTGCTACCGGATCCCGGCCGGGAAAGAAGAGCGCTATCACCTGCAGCCCAATAAGGATCTTTGGGTCGCGATCGTGGCGACGGGCGCGGGCCTCGTGCGGCTCTTTCAGTCCAACCCGCCCGACCCGTAGAAGGAGGCGTCGTGTCCGCTCTGCTCGTTCGCGCAATCGAGGTCTGTCAGAACGAGGACTTCTCGAACGTCTATGGCTTCGCGAACGCGGACCCGTCCGGAAACCCGTCGCTCGCCACACCGGTCTCCTTCGCCGGCTCGAGCGCGCAGATGCAGATCCGGCAGGGCCCGCTGTCGACGTCGACACAGCTGCTCGCGCTGACGACGGGCGGCGGAGGCCTCACGCTCGGCGGCCCGACGACGCTCGCCGGCGTGTCATGCGGCACGATCACGATCGCCTTGACGAACGCACAGACGGCGGCGCTCACGCCCGGCACCTGGTTCTATGACTGCATCGTCACCACAGGGGCGGGACAGAAGGCCGTGTATCTGCAAGGGGCGCTGATCGTAAACCCCTCGGTGACTCGCTGACCCATGGCCGACGTCGTCATCGTTCAGCCCGCGCCGCCGAGCTACGTCATTGTGGCGGCGACACAGGGGCCAGGCGGAGCGGCGACCGTCGCCGTCACCGGCACGGGCTTCCTGCACGCAACGGGCGGGACGCTGGACCCTGCAGCGCGCGCGGTCAATCTCGCGAGTGCGGACGTCACCGGCACGCTCGGCGTCTCGAACGGTGGCACGGGACTTACCGCGACGGGAGCGGTGGGGACATTCCTCAAGACCGTCTCGACGGGCGTGCTCGGATTCGCTCTGCTCGCGGCGGCGGACCTGCCGACGATCACGCTCACGGGCGACGTCGTGGGCGCGAACGCGGGCGGATCCATCGCGACTCAGGTACAGGGGATTCGCGGCGTGTCGGTGCCGACACCCCCCGGCGCGGGCACCACGGTGCTCACCGACGTCTCGGGCGTGCTCTCGTGGACAGCGCCGACGCTTGCGAGCGTCACGGGGACGGGCCTCTGGTATTCGGCTGGCGGAGCACTCAACGCGGCGGCGGTGACCCTCGCGGGCGACGTCACTCAAGGCGCGCTGTCAGGCAGCAACGTCCCGCTCACCGTGACAGGACTGCAGGCTAAGGCACTGCCCTCGCTCACGGCTGGCGTACTACAATACAGCGGATCCGCATGGTCGCTCGCGGCGGTTGCCGCGGCATCGATCGCGCCCGGCACGTCGGGGCAGATCCTACAGAGCAATGCGACGCCTGCGACAGTATGGGTCACGGTTACCGGCGACACGACGATCGGCGCGACGGGCGTTACAACCACGGCGAAAATCAACGGCACCTCGGTGCCGGCCGGCGGCGCACTGACGACGGGCAACCAGCTCATCGTGAGCGGCGCGAGCTCTGCGACGTGGCAATCGCTGAACCTTGCGGGCGGAGCGAACTTCGTCACCGGCAATCTCCCGATCGGGAACATCGCGCCGGGCACGAGCGCGCAAGTGCTGATGTCCAATGGGACGCCGGCGACGACGTGGACGACACTCTCTGGAGACACGACGGTCGGAGCCACCGGGATCACGACCACCGGCAAGATCAACGGCGCCAGCGTCCCCGCTGCGGGTGCATTGACCACCGGCAACGTGCTTCAGGTCACAGGCGTCTCAGCGCTCTCCTATGCGGCCGTGAATCTCGCGGGCGGCGCGAACTTCGTGACGGGGACGCTCCCGGTCGGAAATCTTCCCTCGCTCTCTGGAGATGTGACGGGCGCGATCAACGCGAATACCGTCGGTAAAATCCAGGGCAACACCGTGACGTCCGGGGCTCTCACCAAAGGCCAATTCTTCGTCGCGACGACGGCATCAAACTGGGCCGCGACGACACTGAGCGGTGACATCTCAGAGTCCGCGACGACGGCTGGCCTACTCACCGTCACACAATGGCAGGCCGGCGTAGGTGTCTTCGACACGGCCGGCACGGTCACATGGGCATCCACGGCGACGCCGCAGTTGCGGCAAACGAGTACGGCCTCTGCGGCCGGCGCGGCCATGTCGGCCTTCCCTCAGCAGTCGTCGAACACGAATGCCACCGGGGGCAGCTTCAACATCCAGCTTCAGACTCCGACGGGCACGGGGACGGAGGCCTCGCTTGGGATCTTCCGAGGCGGTACCGCTCGGATTCTCATGGGGGCCTATCCCGGCGGCAGCTACAATGCGATTTGGTTCGGCGCGAATGCTGTGTCGCCGAGCGCAACAAACTATGCGTTTCTGGGAGACCAAGCCGGATCGCTGACGATCCTCAACGGTAATACTGCTGTCGATGTGGCGATCGGCGGCACCATAATCACGACCAGTTCATCGTCCGGATGGCAATTCGGTCAGACCACAAGCTTTGGCGGCGGCGTCGGAGTCATCGGAATCACGGCGGCAACGACGGTGCCCTCCTCGAACCCGGCCTCCGGCTGCTCGATTCTCTATGCGGCCGGGACGACGTTTGGCAATGGATTCAACAGTCTCTCGTGTCGCGGGTCCGCCGGCGCCGTGACCAATAT